ATCGGGGCCCCAGCGATCGTCACCGTCCCTGCGGAGTAGAGCGTCACGATGCCATAGCGCCACGTCCCGTCGGTGGCACGGTACCTGATGGGGCGCCCGGCGTAGAACACCCCCTGGGAGACGGCGTCGTCGGCGACGGTGAATGTGGAGTCGGCCGTCCGGGTGAAGCTGCCCCAAGCCTGCCAGCCGGAGGCGGCGGCCGACACGTCGGTGGTCAGAGCCTCGATCTCTGCCTTCACCGTGACGAACAGGGCCTTGAGCGCGGCGAAGACCCCGCGCACCCCGCTCGTCGTAGGGGCGACAGCAGGGGGGAGGGTGGTGTCGATGGTCTCGGGGTCGATGGCGCTCATGACCTACTGCTCCTCGTAGACGATGATCGACAGGCCGATGGACGAGCCATCCGAGGCGAGGATCACCCCGGCGGCCGTGCTGTCCGCGTGGCGTACCGCCCAGGGGTAGGTCTCGTCGTGAGACGTGACGACGACGTGGCGACGGTCCTTCGCTATCGGGCGGGTGAGGGCGATGGCGATGACAGACGCACTGGCCGCGGTCACCTCCCCAGCGCATCCCCCAGAGGACTCCCACGAGGCGACTACGCCGTTCCAGGTCACGTGGCCCCACGCTACGGGGACGAGGGGCCGCCCGTGGGGGACCCCTCTCGGTCCGCGCGAGCGCATCAGCCCAGCTCCCCGCCCTGGGCCACGACGTGGCACGACGCAGGGGCGCCAGGGGTCACGTCGTCGATGTCGTGATAGAGCTGCAGGGCGTAGCCGGGGGGGAGCTGGAGATCGAGCTGGACCCGGACGGGGGCCACGTAGGCGTCCTGCGCCAGGGCGGCGACCGCGTAGCGATCCAGCAGGACCAGGTCAGAGCCCGGGGTCAGCACGGCGAGCTTCACGGAGCCGGACGCGTGCCCCCCCGCGCTCGCAGGCGGACTAAACCAGAACCGCACGTCCTCGACCAGGAGCGTGGTGGTCTCGGTCGAGGCGTGGCTGGCGATCGTCTCCCAGGCGAGGGGATAGGCCCCCGCGCTGTTCTGTTGTGTGGCCAGCATGTACGGAGTGCGAATGAAGAGGGGTGCGGACATAGGCTCCTCCGGCCCCACCTCAGCGCAGCCGAGGTCGGACTCAGTCGTGGGCTCTGCCACGTGTAGATGCAGGGTCGTCGGCCCAGCGGCGGGCGACTCGTAGCAGCCCCCAGCGAGGGTGAAGGCGAGGGCGAAGGCGAGGGAGAGGGCGAAGGCGAGGGAGAGGGCAGGTCTCATGAGAAGCTCCTCCACGCGTACAGCAGCGAGCCCACGCTGGCGTCGTCGACGTACTCGCGGGTCGCCATGACCACGCTGTCGTCGACGGTGAGGGTGAAGGCGTCGGCAGCGTTGGCCAGCTCGGCAGTCAGCCGGATGTAGGCCGCGACGCTGGCGCCGTCCGTGGACGGGTCGGGCTTGTAGCTGTCCGGGATCCTGGCCACGATGATGAGGTCCCCGTCGGCGTCGAACGCCCCGGCCTCCCGCATCGTCCAGCCTCCAGAGGCGGAGGGGACCTTGGCCTCGACGAGCACCCGGCTGGTGTCGGCAGCGACGGGGGCGACAGAGTTGACGGCACCGCGCCACACCTCGTTCCCCAGGCTGGTGAGTCCCACGGCGGGGGTGGTGTCTGCGTCCCCGACTGCCACCTCTGTGATGTTGACAGCGTCGCCACCGGCGAGGGCTGCGGCAATCTTCGCCAGCCCCACCGTCGTGATCAGCTGGGAGAAGCTCATGGGGTGACCTCGATCAGCAGGCCGAGCTCGCAGTAGCCGGCGCAGAGGAGAGGGGATTCGAGAGCGATGGACTCGCTCAGCTCATGCAGGTGGGCGCGCAGGGGGACGTAGGCCTCCAGGACCTGGTCGAGGTGGCGCAGCTCGTCGAGGGAGAGCCCCCGGTGCACGATCGCCGCGTCAACCCGGTAGGTGCAGGAGGGGTCCGGGGGGGTCTGCTCCCACCACTCGGTCACGGTGTACATGCCGTCCCGGCTGTCCCAGATGGCGGACCCGTCGTCCCAGATGGCGGCCCCATCGTCCCAGCTCGCCGGGGTCTCCAGGATGGAGAGGACGCGGTCCAGGGCCCAGGGGGTCCCCCGCCGGCGGTAAACGTCGACCATCTCGGCGAGGATGGTGCGCTTAGCAGCGAGGGTGGCCAACCCCCACCCCTCCAGGGCGGAGAGCGAAAACCACGCCGCGACCTCGTCGGCCTGCTCCATGGTGAGGGAGCTGATCCGGCTGAGGAGGGCGCACTGCTCGGCGAGGGTGGCGATCTCCTGGAGCTCGGGGTCGAGGGCTTCGGCGAGGGCGACGGCGTCGGCGTCCTGCGCGACCAGCCCGGTCAGGCCGGTGACGAGGATCGCCGTCCGAATGTCCTGCCCGCTCACGCGAACAGACCGCTGTAGGCGGGGATCGCCACGGTGTCACGCAGCGCCCGACCCGAGGAGGCCACCGCAGCGTAGGCGGGGGAGGTCAGACTGACCCGCCGCGCCCCGGCTGCGTAGATCCGGGCGACGAGCTCCGTGGGCTGGACGTCCCGGCCCAGTGCGCTGTCCTGCCAGTCGCAGAACTCGGCCTGGGCAGCGGCGACAGCAGCCTGGATGGTGGCCACATTCGCCGCATCCTCCTGCCGGATCCAGTAGCTGACCCCCACGTCGTAGGAGACGGGGGTCGCCTCGGCCACCGTGACCAGGTCGGTGAGGGGGCGCACCTCGTCGGCAGAGAGAGCGGCGAGGACCAGGGCGACCACGGCGATAGCCACTGCGCTCCCTGCTGCCTCGAGAACCAGCACGCCGTCGACCCACCGCCCCACAAGGAGGTAGACGTCCACCTCCCCTGCGGTGTCGCTCAGCGCTGCGGCGTCGAGCACCAGCGTGGAGGCCTGCCCTGCGTGCCACTCGTAGGCACTGCGCGGGCCACAGGTCGTGAATCCCTCGGGAGCCGCGATGACGGAGGGTCTGAACTCGTCGTCGGTCTGCGCATCGGTCCCGCCGTCGGTCTCGGTGGTGTTCGTGACCGAGACTCCTGCGAGGGGATCGACGAGCACGGTGATCGTCCCTGCAGCGAGGTCGTTGCTCTCTGGCCCCAGCGATGTGCAGCGCGCGGTGACCGTCCCGCTGGCGGTGCCCACCTCGAGCGTGAGCTCCTCCGTGGCCGCCCAGATGTAGGCGCCGTCGGGAGTGGTGACTCGGTGCCCTGCAGGGATCACCAGGTCCACGAGAGAGGTGGGGCGCGAGTACTGCATCGTCGTCGAGCTCGCCTGCCCTGCGAGGGGCTCGACGCCGACGAAGGTGCCGAGGGCCAACAGGCTCGCGCCGTCCGCCTCGAAGGGGAGGTTACGCTGGTCTGCCAGGTCGATGAGCGTCCGGAGGTGGCTCAGGGTGTAGACGATGGACTGCAGCAGCAGCCGGCGGGGGTCCGCGGCGAGGAGGGTCTTCCCCGTGGCGGCGGCGTAGCGCGCCAGGACCTCCGCCTCGATCTCGGTCGGCGTCTTTGCGATCGAGTCCGTCATGCGAGCCTCACCGTGGGGGTCAGGTGTCCGTCGGCGTCGGCGTCCACCGTGATGCTGGCCACCGTTGCGTTGGGCACGTAGAGCCCGATCTGTGTGTTGAGCGCTGCGGCGACCCTGGCCTCAGCGATAGGGAGGGGCCCGTCGAGCAGCTCGATCGGCATGCCCAGCTCCCGCGCCATGGGCTGCGAGCCCTGCGCAGTGGCCGCGAGGGACTGCACGTTCTGGAGCGTCTCCTCATCCGCCGTGGGATCCCAGATCATCAGACGTACTCCTCCAGCGAGACCTCGAGGTCGATGGTGCGGACCACCCCCGCCCCGCTGATGTGTCGATGGGCCTCGCGCAGCTCGGTGATGACCCAGTCGCCGCGAGGCTGCCCGCCGAGGATGAAGGAGAGGACCTCGCCGTCCTCGACGGACTGACGCAGGGCAGCGGCTTCTGTCTCGGGGACCACGCCCAGGTCCGCGGAGAGGCGCATGGAGAAGCGCATCGTGCGGAGGGCGGGCCCCACGAACTCCTGCCGGGGCTTCCGCCCGATGATCTCGTGAGCTTCCCATCGGCCGGAGGTCGACAGGGTCAAGCCGCTGAAGGTGCGGACGAGATCCGACGAGGCCTCGAAGACGACGTCGCCCAGGGTGGCCAGCGCCATCAGCTGAGCCCTCCCGAGCCAGTGCCGGAGCCCGAGCCAGTGCCGGAGCC